AATAAACTCCAGTTGTATGACCAGTCTCCTTTAGAGTCATGTCGATGTTCACAATTTTATGATGATCGAGATGATGTCTCGCCGTTTCGGCCATGTACGAACCGATCCCTGGAATTTTTTTCAAAAAATCTGGATCTCCGTGCATAATATGGCGATGGAGAAACCATTCGTAAAATGAAATGATCACATACAAGAATATTATGTAATAATAATATTTCATTATTATATATCAAATGTTTTATTTTGAAAAGAGAAGATTCAATGACATTTTGATTTTTGACAGAAAGTCACGATTTTATTTGATGACTTTACTGTTTATAAGTCTATTACTCACATTCCCAATTACGGTGACAACTTTGAGCATTCTGTTAGTGTCTTTGTTTCAGTACAAATTACACACATTCTTGACGAGTGTTAAAGAAGAATACAAACCAGAATCTGGTGACATTCTGATTTTCTTTTCCCATACATCCGCTGACATTCCCGAATGGGTATATTGGGATAGTGGATTATCTTTACATACGAACATACCTGCAAGACATTATGCCATTGTGATTGATGATAAATATTTTATCGAATCTAGGCATCCAGATTTTCCAAAATATGATAACATCACACGGGATGTGACGCACGGAAAACCACGTCTCGCCAAACTTAAATATATCTACGATGACTGGGATTCTGGTGAAATCATAGTGATAAAAACTGGTCAAAATATAGATCAAAATAAAAGAAGTGAAATTTTGAAAAGTTTCAACAAAGATGGGTATTGGCAAGGTGGTGGATGTTTGGGTCACTTCAATAGAATTCAGAAAATGATAGATGAGACATGTCCATTTTTTTTATCCGTTGAAGATATACTGAGACATTACAAAGATGCTCAGCTTGGACATCTCAAACTTTAAATTAGCCTTACTGATTTCACTGCTCAGATATGTATATGTGGGTTTCGTGTATAATCATGTATATACCGCTACAAATGGTTATATAAATGGATATGTACTGGTTTCAATACTATTGTATCTATTGAAAATACCGTGGCATGTAATCATCGCTGCAATTATAGGCAGAGTTGTATACAAGAAAGTTGTTGGAAACGAAGTGGCTAATACAAATAACCACCCATACAACATGTTTGCGTTTTTTATCATGATTCTCATAGCAACTTCTCTCGCACCCAATCACGATCGGTCTTAAAAATCTTAGACAGCTTGGGATCCTTACGCCTAAAGAGGATCATGAGAACGTTGAGACGCCTAAAGAGACCTAGGGGTGGCTCTCCAGCTCGCACGACACGCATGAGCGCACGGTGTCGTGCAAGTTCGGATTTTTCCCTAACATCTTCGTAACCATGTGCACTGAGAATACCAGAGTTGCTGAGGGGTATTATGACTTTACCTGGCATACTTTACATGTAGATATTTTATCAAAACATTTCATACATAGAAAATGTTCACATTTTCGAAACTTTACACATTCTGCGTGATCATTACAATTTGGACATTCTCGTGTTTTAAATTCTAAAATTTCATTTTTGAAACGCCAAAAACATGACGTGCACACTTTTAGTCCAGGTTTCACATTTTTATGACACACGTAATAGTTTGGGCAGTTCATATACCTAAACTGTCGGAATAAATTCCCATTTTAAATCGTGGCAAATTTTTTTCCATATGACATCTTGTTGATACAATTTTTCTTTCGATTTCAAAAGTGGAAAGTATTGAAGATATTCATCTTCACTCAAAAGTTCACAAAACTTGTAAAGAACATATGAATAACTGAGGAAATTCTTCCTCTCGGATGGACAGTTATCGTCAAATGGTTTTTGTATATCTTTGAACATGATTCTGAGATACTCTTCTAATTCTTGTGGCATATTGGGAGGTTTGATACCATTTAGAATATTCGTGATATATGGCACATGTTCGTAGTATTTATTGAGTCTTAATTTTTTCAAAAGTCCTCTAATCTTTGTGTGTGTGATTTCTTCCAACTTTTTGATTTTCATCTTCTTGAGTTCTGAACGTAATTGTTCTATAACTTCTTCAGGAATTGACGTCATTTCTTGTGCTTGAAATTGAGACAACCATTCGTTGAAGTGATTTTCTCTTTTGTATGAATAATTGACAACTTTTTCTGAAGTTTCCTGTTCTTCTCTATACGTAAGTTCTTCACTGATAAGTGTTGCTATGATTGCACCACACGAGTCACACACGAGATCACTCGTGTCGTGGAAGTGAAGTAAGTTACTATCTGGACAAGTTTTACATTTTTCAGCTACTCGTTCTCTCGGTTTTGTTATGTTTTGCTTTTCAACTTCAATTAGATAGTCCGTAAAAATATCTTTTCTTTTAAGACCTACAGTCTCTTTTACATTAAAGATATTGTCCGTGTTTGAAACTTCTTCACTTTCATCGGTATGTTGATTCATATAGGGCATACATTTCATAATGTAATCAGCCATTTCAGATTCATATTTATTTTTATTTTTAGGGTCTTGTTTGATTTTTTCTGTCCATTCTTCTATTCGATTGTTATATCTACTTAAAAAATTACCTTCCATTCTTGTAAAGAAATGCTTATCAAGTTTTTAAGTAGTATTTTCTTCTTTTATAAACACCTTACCACACCGAGAGATTACTCCATCATTTCTGAAGAGATTGAATATGCTGTCGATCATGACATGAAGTATAAAATCGAGGATGAATTTTGGTTGAATGAAAGTAAAGATTGGGAAGATGAGATATTAGACGAATATTATGTTAATGCAACTGGTAAGAAATTTAGGCATACGATGATTCCACAGAATATTAAATGGATTATTCTTCGTGTGAGATACTACTTCAATGGTAAGCAGTACACGGCTATATCAAATGATATTGACTTTAAACCAGGTGACAACGAAGATAATTCTATGCATTTTAGCGTCCCATTCAATAGTGCGTGGGTAGTCGATCATGATGATAAACCAGTACGAAACATTACTGAAAAGGTGAAGAGGTATAGTGGTCCAAGAAATGATTTTCACGGACAAAAGGTTTCACTTGAACACTTTTTATATTATGATAGGGATGTTCTCGAAAAACAATTTCCTAGAATTATTATCAAAGGTACTCTGGGTTTGCAAAAAGTTGTATCGACCTTAGAAGGCTTCACTACTGATCTTCAGATACCTTAGTCGCCAAATAAAATTTGAGATCACCCAAATTAGCTACATTATACTTTAGAATCAAAAACCGATTTCCAATTTCCTGTATAATTTGCACAGACGCACACATACTCGTCGCCTTTGTAAAGATATTCAGATACTTTAGGCTGTACAAACCATTGATTGTAGGACTTTCGTCGGGACATTCAATTGTAGTTTCTTGGTTCGCAAAGTCACCTTCACACTTCAAATGAATATTTTTACCATCTCTGCGAATTTCAATGTCTGTGCCAATATTTGACATATCACGACAAAGTCTCTGAAAATCGGCTGATGGAAGTGTGGTTATCGTCGTCATTTCAACCGCAGGAACTTCGATGCGACTTTCGTTGATATCCAAAAGTTTGAGTTGAAATTTGGAATTCGTCTTTTTAGTCTCGCTAATAATTTCAATATCCATATATTCTTTCGAGTTGATAGCTATTTTCAGAACATCATTGTTTGTAATTGTCTTTAGAAGTTTAAATGTATTGGAAATATTAATACCCGCGACAATTTCTTCTTGTTCGCAATGATATTCTTCAAAGTTATCAGCAGCAAGAAACATGTCGATGAGGGATGTCCTGGCAGTATCTAAAGTGACCACATACATTCCATCTGGTTTAAAATAGATGTTCACATCGTTAAGAATGTCTTTAAGCACTTCGAATGTGGACTTAAAAGCTGAAGCTTGTATCGTCACGAGTTTCATATCTAAATTGTTTTGTGCATTACATCTTTAAATCAGTATATGCGACACCCTTGGACACTTCACGATTTATTTTTTCCTCAAGTTCTTTTGTCATTGCGGGCTGAAGAGACTTTCCGTATTCATCAAGACGAAACATGTCACTCATGGTGTCTCCATTTTCAAGACTGGACATGGAACACCCGAATGCACCAATACTCGAATGTTCAACTTCTTTCTTTGGTAAAAGAGAGTCGAGCCAATTTTTAATCTCGTTTCCTACCAGAATTTTACCATTTTTCGTGAGCATCGTTGGGACGCGGTTGATCTTATTCCTGTAGTTAGGTGGTATACCCTGTGTATTGATGTTATGATAATGAACGAGTTGCTTCAGCTGAGGAACTTTGTTTATATATTCAATTACATCCATAGAGTGTTTACATCGGGGGCTGTAAATCAGGAGTGACATCTACTATGTATATGGTATTTAGTAAAAAAAAATTAACGCATTATAGTAAATATGAATTACTTGGTTGTGATCAGTCTCCTTTTGCTGGTGATTTTTATTACAACTTCTCGTGAATCTTTCACAGAGGCGTTTGGTTTATCAGGATACAAGAAACCGGTTGGTACAATAAAGCTTGCCGACCCCAGACCAGACCTTTCCAAATATACTGAAGTTGAGGCGAGTGTCAATAACGACAACATAGAAGAGTTTGTACTCCAAGCCAATAAAGAAATTTCCAGGCGTACAGGTCTTTGTACTTACATCATAGAGACAACGACTATTCGTCATTACAAGGGTGAAGAGAAGGACATCTATGAATGTATGTTCATGGTTGTCAAGAAAGACGGCTTTTCTTTTGGTTTTTCGGTTGTTGCTTCCTATGAAGTTGAAAATAAAAAGGTTCGTCTCGTCTCTCTCCGTTCTCAGCCCCTGGACGTAGATGTACCCAGTGATATTTCCGCTTTCACTGGTGATTCTGTAGGTAAAGAATTCCTTGACTATAAAATTGTTAAAGAAGTCGCTTCTCCTACCAAGGCTGAGTTGGATTTGGTAAAAAATAAATTACAGTAATTGTAATGATCAGCATCAATGATGTTACAAAAATTGATGAAAAGAGGAAACAGATACGAAAGGAAATTTACACTAAAATTTATGAACAATTTTCTAGCAAAATTAAACAATCTGTAGAATATGGTCATAAACAAATTTTCTTGACGGTTCCATCATTTCTCTTAGGCTATCCAGTGTTTGACAGAAATGCTGCGGCGAAATATATAGCCCGACAATTTGTATTAGGTGGATTTACTGTAAAACGAGTGAGTGACTATGACATTTACGTGTCCTGGTTTGTTCCGAAAAAAAAGAAAGAGAAGAAAGAACATGAGGAAGATGAGGGTGATTTTCCAAATCTCATGAATCTTAAGAAAATGGCTAATCAGTACAGGAGAAGTGCGTAGTAAATTCTCAATTTAAAACCCACTTTAATCATAAATGGATAACCTCAATATTCTTGTTGAGGCGAAAAAGGAGTATTTGGGACAGATGTGTCTCATTATGTGCCCACCTATGATTGAAGTGTTTCAGGATATGTACAATGAAGCCATGAAACTATCCAAGGGTCGTAAGGTTCTTATGATGTATCAACAACTTCTCAAAGAGGTTCCTAATTGGTCTAATGCAATGTCTAAGAACCATAGTGATAACATCACCAATCGATGCGCTTGGTTCAGTGATCTTTTGGCGGCCGTTTTCGTTGCGTGTACGAAGATTCTATCGGCAGTTCGTCTCAAGACTGACAATAAAAAGATTTCTCTAAAACTCCCAACTGAGGAAGTGTTTATTCAGACGTGTTATAATAACATCGCGAAGGATCTCTATAAAGATCCCTATATTTTCAGTGAGGAACAGAGTGAGTATTTGAGGGATGAGAAACTCACTGCGCGTTTCACAATTGCTATCGAAAGCACGGTCAAAGAACTTATTCCAGTTCAGCAAATTCTTCAAACCTACATGTCTCAAGAGACTAGGGATATTTCTCTAGATGGTGAGATTCAGGATGGTGTTGACCCTGACGTGTTTGAAGGTGATGCTGAACCTGAACCTGAACCCGAACCCGAACTTGAACCTGAGCCTGAATCTGATCCTTTTCCGGAGCCAGAGCATACACCTGGCCCCGACCCCGAACCAACCGGTCTCGAGAATGAATTTAAGACAGTTCCCGGTGTTCAGGCTCCAATGTCCGAAACAGAACCCCAACCACCCCTTCAGCCTCAACCTCTTCAGCCCTCTCAGCCTCCCCAGCCTCAGGCGCAACCCGATGATGATGTCTTATTTGGTGATGCACCAGAGCAGCGTACAAAAAATCCCAGGTATTATTAAATGGAACTCTCCGACTATCTACGTGACCCGATGAGTGCTGCTCTCATCGCTGGAGGTATTACCGCGGCTTACATTCATTTGAAGGCGCACCTCAATAATGAAGGTAAACTTGAACTCAATAAATACACTAAACCCGCTGCCCTCAATGCAATTCTTGTATTTTTCATCGTTTCTGGTGGAATTGGGCAGAAAGAGGCTATCTCAAATGAGCCTTTTTAAACTTAAAGATTATACAATTAGAATAAGAAAATGGCGTCCGTTACTGCGTTTAACGATATGATGGGTCAATTTCTTGTGGAATTGCACAAGACTTTTCCAGAGGAAAAAGGCATTAAAAAAATGATGACTTCGTTCGATGTATTGAAGTCTTCCAATCCACGTCTCGTCGTCGATGCTTACATGAAAGGTGTTAGTCCGTATGCGGATAAGATTTCCGCCAAAGATGAGACATTTTTACTCAAGGAGATTGAGACAATCGAGTTCCTCAAAGATCTTAACATTAAATCGTATTGGGAGCGAATGTCTGCTAACACCAAGAATGCGACATGGCAGTATCTCCAAACTCTGTACATGCTCGGTACAACGATTACATCCATTCCCGATGATACCCTAAAGATGATCGAGGGTATTGCCAAGGATTGTGCTGACAAGATGCAGGATGGTGACGGGGAAATTAACCAGGATGCACTCATGAAGATGATGGGTAACATGCTTGGTAGCTTGCCCAAAAAATAAACCTCAATATATACTAAATGAAGGTCTGGTTCGAAGATCCCCAGCAGCTTATCAGGGCTGACCGGGTTTCCCAATTTTGGCCCACCAGTGAGCAGACTCCAGAGGATCGCATCAACGCAGCCTCTCGTTTTATCATTTACGCGAGTTGTCTCATTTATCTCATTCGCCGTGATCCCCGCATTTTCGTACTAGGTGCGACTGTATTGTCCGTTATTTACATTCTTTATAAATCGAAGATGATAACAAGTACCGTTGGTTATACAGTAGACGGTGATTCTCCCTGTCAGATGCCCACACAAGATAATCCCATGGCAAATGTTCTCATTACCGATTTTTCTGATGCCCCAAACCGTTTGGAGGCGTGCTACTACGCTAGTGTCAAGCCATTTACCAAAAATTATTCGAGTGGGACGATTCCGTTAGATAGTGGACGTTCTCGTTCCCCCTTACCTAAATATATGAGGAATGGAATTGAACGTCAATTTGTATCCAATCCCGTTACAAAAATACCAGGAGATCAAACAGAGTTTGCTGAGTGGCTTTACGGACCAAAAAATGGTCCAATGTGTAAGAGTGACACTAGATATTGCAACCCCGACGCGCGTGGCGTTCAGCTCGAGGCGTTTGCGGGTCTAGGTGGCGACGGAGACATTAGGGGTCCCCGAGGTGGAACATACAGTTAGATTAAAATTCTTATGTAATAATAAATGGCGTATCAGCTTCAGCCAGGCCTTTCTCGCGTTCAAAACAAGGGTGTTATCCCTTCAGTCAAGGCAACTGATGAAGTTTTCGTGTATCCCCAGCCCAGTACTCTCAACTGCGGTGGATGCCGTCCCAATACAATGCTTTATGGCACTGCTCCTTATATGGCGGGTAAGGGTTCTCCAGCCCAGTACATAGATACGAGTGACCAACTCCGCCCCCAAACCACGTCTCGTTTTAACAAGAACATCGTCCAAACCTATGAGCGTAATCTCTTCCCACTTTCTAACATGGAATGTAAAGTTCCTCTTCGTACCATGCGATACGAACCAGCGAGCACTCGAGCTGAGGTTCAGAACGGACTCTTTCAGCAAAGGTACGCTAATAAAAATGTGGGTAAGAAGTAAGAATGGCTGATCCCATTTCGCTCATGGCTGTGGCCGGTTTAGTATATGCTGGTCGAACTTTGAGTACTAAGTCTGTTCCGCCTCCCGCGAAGGAAGCTGAAAAACCGGTAGTCAAAGCTCCCGTCGAAGTAGTAAATAACAATTTTGAACCCGTTCTAGACATTTCTCAAAAGATTGAGGTGGATAACTTTGGTGATATTACAAAACAGCAACGGAGTAGTGGTCAGGAGATTCTCAATATGCGCGACCGCATGTATGATCATGGTCGGATGAACAATTTGTCTCCAGTAGAGAAGCAACTTGTTGGGCCAGGTCTAGGTGTCAGTGCAGACACCCCAGCTGTAGGTGGTTACCAGCAGATGTTCAGGGTCAATCCTGTGAATGTTGGTGAATACAGACTTACCACCTTACCCGGACGTTCTGGTCCAGCCATGGATATTACTGGTGGACGCTCAGCTGTCGTTGGTGAACTTACTCATAATAAACCCGAAACAACCTCTTTTCTTCCTTCTCGGCGTCCCACTATGCAGGGTCGCGCTCAGGGTATGAGTGGTGTTGTTCCCAGAAACGAGCACGAGAAAACCAAACGCACAACCAACCGCTCTGAAACTGGACTCCGGAGTGACGGATTAGGTTTCAATGGCGCTAAACGTCACATTTCTGCTCAGACCATGTCTCAGGATCCCACTCGCTTCAAGACTGATAGAAATGATTTGCAGTACAACTATTACAACCAGCCTGCTCCAGGTATTTCTAATTTCCGTGGCGCATACGAGAATAGTGCTGCCTCTAAGGTTGCGGCTAAGACTAATGACGAACTCATGAAGTATGGTTTCCGTCCCGAAGATCGTCGTGGTAAGCCCAACCGCATGGGTAACGCTGGTCGCATGAATGTTCGGGAGAGTGCTCTTAAACAGGGTGGACGCCTCACGGCTGTACGTTCGGATACAACCCGCATTGATGGGCGTATAAATGCCGCTAATGGTGGATGGACTCAACAATATAAACAAAAGGCGTATCATAAGTTCAACGCTTACAAGGGTCATACAAACCCCAATACATCTAATCTAGACATCGCCAGGCGTCAGCTCCAGAACAACCCACTCGCTCATAGCCTTTCTGGTTAAATAAGTAAAAATATAAATAAAAACATTCATTAAAATATTGTGCCTATATTTTAATGAATGTTCATAACCTTACAATTGACAGTAGTCAACGTGATACCACATTGTATCCACATGCGAACAGTTATGTCATCACACTGAAAAATCCAATTTATGATGTATCCGAGATTAATTTATTATCTGGTCGAATACCCACACCTCAAACACTCATATGTGAGACAAACAATACATTTACGTTTAATAATGGTGGGCAAGATTCCGATATAACACTACCAGATGGTAATTATACATTGACACAATTGAAAAATCAAATCGATTCAAATTTATCTAGTCTGCTGAATACTCTCAGCGTAACACTTAACGCGACAAATAAAACATTTACAATTGCAGATAGTTTCTCACCACCTGCTACTAAAATTCTCAAGTTTAAATCTGGCACAAATGGTTATAATAGTAATACATCACCATTAACAACACCTCATCAAATTTTAGGTTTTAGTTCAGATGATTATGAATTCACCGATAGTATCACAACTGGATATGTTAACTTGACAGGGCCTAATTCTCTCGTGTTGAAAATGACTGTTGGTTCAGACATACTCACACAGACTGTATTCAGTTCTACACCTTTTTATACTGGACACATACTTCTCGATGGTTCAGAATTTGTAAATTTTAATGGATCAGATGATAAACTCATACATCATTTTCATTCTGGTCCCCAAAAACACATTCGAGATATCAAAATCGAATTTTTCTATATGAATAGCGGGCGTCTTATTCCGTATGATTTTAGAAATCAGGATCACATTCTAAAAATTGAAATGAAATGTTCGACGGATAAACTAGAAGGTCTTCCAAAAGTTCCAATTAAAAAAGAAGAAGAGGAAGAGGAAGAAGAATTTATAAACATTCCTGAGGTGAAGAATGTTTATAGATTCAAGAAAGAATACATTTATATCGCTTTAATTGTTGTAGTTGGATTACTTTTATTATTTTTTATGAAAGGAAAACCAACTAGATACCCAAGAACACTTAGCGAGTGATCGCATAGACGGGTTGGGCAGGCTTCTTCACACGACCGTTAACGTTAGAGATGACCATGAAGACGATGATGGAAAGAAGAGTGGTGAGTACGGCGGTGAGGGCGTACTGGGTACCACCGTTCTTGGGAACCTTCACAAGTTGGGTGATGACCCAACGGATGAAATCCATCCACGACATAGCGGCAGCGAAAGAGAAACCACCGACAATAGAATTGAGAGTCTGGGTTTGGAGCTCCTGGGTGACGAGATCAACAGTTTTGAAGGCAGTAGAAACGGCGGACATTTATAATATCCTGAGAAAATTATTCGGGTAACAACTCCTCTTTTTGGACAACTTTTTTAAACTTTTTCTTTTTTATACTTTTTATTTTAGAAAATATCTGTTCATCATCAGATGATTCTTCACTAGAGCTCGTACCAGAATCATACACTTTAAATTTTGTGTTTGAGAAGGACCATCCCTCCGGCTCAGAGGTGCTCATTACTATTAATAGCATTTTTTAACATCTGTTCTGTCGGATTTTGCGGCACCCAATTTTCCCACCTGTCATATGCCTGGTTCATGAGAGTGAAACGTTCATCATTTCCTGTGTATCTTTCAAATGGAGGACAATCTTCTGGTGAAACTTCTTCAATTTCTTCGTCATCATCTTCCTGTTCTTCGTCATAAATTTCAGGAAACAAACTTCCAATGTCTTGACCCACTGTGTACATCGCAGAATACTTCATCGCATACTCCATGTCTTCCGGAAGAACCGTATCTCTCCCACAAGCTTTGGAATATTCGGCAGCCAAGATCATACTCCTCTCCATCACGGGCATCAAAATTCCAATCATAGTCTGTGTATATTGCTCAGCCATAGCAGAGCCATCGTCACCAAATCCTGTTTGCATATTCATATTTAGTGTTTAGTGGCAAAAAGAGTTTGAGTAGATCCCTCACTTACACGAAGAATATTGTAGCTTATTGCATAGACGCGAATTTGTCTTTTAAAATTTGGACAAGATGTAAGACTTAGGTTGAGAATTTGGTCTTTTATAAAACTGAAGTTCACTTGACCTGTGGGATACCATTCTTCTGGTTGAAGAGCGAAACTGTATGAGTAAAAACGTCTTATTAATTGCGTTTTGGAGTGATGAATTCCCGCTTGTATAGCTTTGAGAAATATAATATTTCCGGTATCTCGTGTTATGATATCCTCGTCATCGAGTGTGAGTGTGAGATAATCAAGATTTTCATATGAAATGATTTTTCCATCTTGAACACTTGATGTATTATTGTCATAATCAAAAATAGTTACAAAGTTTCCCTGAATTGTTTTATCTATTGCATTCACATTACTTCCCCGTCTTTGAATAACAAAGTATAGCTCCTTCACAGGATTTGTGAAATCTAATCTAAACTTTCCTTTATCAATACCTTCATCCACATTAAAAACATCTTCTTGGTTTTGTGTAATTAAATACTCGACAGGTGTATTCATAAATTTAATACGCTCCGTGGAGTCTAAAAACACTAATTCTGTACAGAGTTGGAAATTTTTTATATTGAATGTTTCATTTAAAGTTATATACGAACCATCATCTTTAATTACTACATCCTGTACATCCCTCAATTTAAATACAAGTTCAATCTCTTGTTTATTTACAGCACACAGTGGTAATGCAAGTTGCGGGTGTCGATAAAAATAGAATGGGAGATCGACAAAGAAATCCACATCGGTTGTTAAACCTAGATTGTTATGAATAACTATACCCAAATTAGATACAGGACCTTGTGTAACTTCACCAATTCTCTTGTTAGGTGTTCGTTTAGGATATTTACCGATAAGTTGTTCAAGAGCATTTTGCTTGGTTTGGGTAACATTGTGCTCTGAGTAAATTTGAAGATAGTCACT